ATTAAAAAGTCCATACCACGGTCTTTACAATACTCTAACGCTGATTTCCACTTTGCTTCATTTCTACCCCATTCATAAACATCTTTTACATAAGATTTTGTTTTTTTCTTGGGCATAACCGGCGGTTTAGTATATTTTTCTGGTTTTATTTCAACAATCATTTTTTTTATATTACCATCTTTTCTTTTGACTTTGATGTAAAAATCTGGAAAATATCTGTGTATCTTACCATCAGTAGGTAAAAAATAAGGAATATAAATCTCTTCAGAACCCCATTGTAATATATTTGGATTTTTATCACAATAGACCATAAATTTTCGTTCCCATAAACTTCTATAATAAATAGTAGTATAATTGCCCTTGTATTTTTTAGGGTTTGTAGGAACAAATCTACCAGTATAACTCATAGGAATATTTATATGAACTTTTCAAACAACTTTTTCTCAAGCGTATTGAGTAGTAAATTTGGTTCAATGTTTCAAGGTAGACAGGCTTTACCTACAAATAATTTATCAAACCCATTCTCACCTAACGATTCAGTTGCAGGTAATCACCCACAAAAAACAGTATTACAATATCCTTTAGACATTGGTGGTACACCTAATCAAGGACACTTTGTTTTGTTTAAGATAAAAAAACAACAACCAGGTGAATTAAAAAAGAATGGACAAGGTGGTGTTAAAACAAGTGCATCTGAAAATGCTGTTAATGGTGTCACAGGTGAAATAGTTTCATCTCAAGGTGGAGGTGGTGCAACTTCTTCATTCAATTTAAATGGTAATGATGGTAAAAGTAAAATGAAACCTCCTACACAAAATCAAGGTGAACAATTAACATTTAAAAGAGCACCAACAGTAGAAACAAATCAACTTATTGCATTATATATGCCGGCGACAGTAGAAGTACAATATCAATCAGCGTATGAAGATAAAGAAATAGGAGTTCTTGCAAAAGCTATTACTGCAGTTGGTGATGCCGAAAGTGGAAGAAAGGTAGATGAAGCTGGTAATCAATTAAAAGGTGAAGTAATACCTGAATTAACAAGAAACGCAATGGACGGTGCTGCTGGTGGTATGAAAGCAATTGAGTTTGCAAGGTCAGGTAAAGTAGTTACTAGTAGAATGGAATTAATTTTTAGTGGTGTGTCTAAAAGAGAATTTAATTATAGTTTTAAATTTTTACCAAAAAGTGTTGAAGAAGCAAATATGGTTTATGAAATCATACAAGTTTTTAAAAAACATATGTTACCAAGATTAGAAGGTGATGTAGGTACTTCTAGAACTTTTGTAACACCTGATGTATTTGAAATAGAATATCATTGGATAGGTGGTAAAGGTGCAAACGCATATTTGAATAAAATTTCAACCTGTGTATTACAAAATTTATCGGTAAAATATGGTGGTGGTAGATTTTCTGCACATACACCAACTAGTAGAGGACCAGATAATTTAGTAGGTTCTACACCACCAGTAGAGTCTGAAATTAGTTTGTCATTCAAAGAACTAGAAATAATTACACAAAACAATGTAGGTAGAGGATTTTAATGAGTTATTTTTCAAAGTTTCCTAAATTAGTTTATGATATTAAGGGTAATGGTAATGATGCGTTATTTACTCATATTTTAAAAAGAGTAAAATTACATTCTGCTGCTTCTGCAAATTCAAAAGTATTCGATTATTATCAAGTAGTAGAAGGTGAAAAACCAGAGGATATTGCACACAAATATTATGGCGATGCAAATTATCATTGGGTTATATTATTAGTAAATGATATTACAGATAGATATCATCAATGGCCAATGACAGTACCACAGTTTGAACAATTTGTCGCTGATAAGTATAGTAATCCAAATGGATTACATCATTATGAAATATCTCAAGACTCTGGTGAGTCAACAACTAAAATTAACATTGGTCAAGACAATACTGGTCACCCTACAGCAGACTCAATTAGTAATTATCAATATGAAGAAGCACAACAATTATTGTATAGTCAGATAAGACTTTTGAAGAGTGAGTTTTTAATACAGTTTGTAGAAGAGTTTGAAGACCTAGTGAACGAAGATACCGAGATTTAATGGTTCAATCAACAAAAATACAATATGCTGGTGAGTTTAATATTAAGAAGTGTGAACTTATCACTCACAGCGGAAACAAATTTGACTTAACACAAACTTTAGTAGAAGTAAATATCTACGAAAATTTGATGTCAAATAGTATCAATGCAAATATATCTTTTACTGACGATAAAGATGCAATTACATTTTTTCCAATAGTTGGTAACGAATATGTCAAACTAGAAATAGAAACACCTGAATCAACTAACTCTGCTTCAATCAATTTTAGAAAGCATGTTTTTGTTGTATATAAAATTCTACAAAAAGTTGATATACAACAAGCAAGTTTAATTTCATTATCATTAACAACAAATGAAATGTTTTCTAACCTTAGGAAAAGAGTATCACAAAGTTATACTGGTGCATATTCAGAAATGGTAGAAAAAATATTCAGAGATAAAAATTATCTGAATTCAAAAAAACAATTAAATTTAGAAGATACAGTAGGTGGTCATTCTCTTATAGTACCTAATATGCATCCATTCGCTGCAATTAATATGATTGCACAAAGGTCATTCTCAAAAAATAATACATCATCATATCTTTTTTATGAAACAACAAAATCATATAATTTTAGAACTTTAGAAAGTTTATTTGAACAAGGTTCTGTATTTTCTTTTGTTGTAGGTGAAGGTGGTGATTATCAAGATGGTAAAGTAAATCCTATGATGGCGAATCTTCATCAGGTAGAAAAGAATGAAATAATAAGTAATAATGATATATTAACTAACACCAAGTTGGGAATTTATTCATCAAAAATGATTGTTCATGATATATACAACAAAAACTTTAGTGTGAAAACATTTTCATACAAAGACGAGTTTGATAAAAAAGTTGATATCGAGAATCTTGGTGGAAGTAAAGGACACCCATTGTTTCCTGTAAACAGTATATTAGACGAAGATAATAACAAAATATCTGATTTTTCTGATGCCAATCTGACAGTACAATCAACATCTGCAGACGGCAACATTTTTGCCACTTCTACATATCCAAATCATAGAACACCCTATGGAAAAACAAATCCAAAAGAAGACATATTAAATAGGTTTTCAAAAATAGCACTTTTGAATAATGGTGTAAAACATTTTTTAGAAGTTGTGGGTAATACTGTGTTAGAAGTGGGTCAAATTATTACATTAAAAATTCCAAAAAACCAGACACATGAAAAATTTTATGATGAAAAATTATCTGGTAATTATATGATAACAGAACTACATCACTTCTTTTCAGAAGGTGGTGACAGAAAACATAGAATTGGCATGACAATAGTAAAAGACAGTATCAAAGATGGTTATCCAGATGCACTTCCTAAAATGCCTAAAGGTAGAGGAGCTACTAAAAAGTTATGATTGATTCACGAAAGGATATAAACATGCGTAATAAGAACTCAAAAAAATTAAGACAATTCAACTTTCAAAAACAAGAGAGAAGAGCAGCAACCATTACAGATATGAATAAATATATTGAGTTAAACAAAGAAACCACGAAGAGATTCTTAACGCAAACGGAAGAAGATGAAAAGTTACAAGCAATTAATTGAAGGGGTATACGACCCTAATATTTTCAAAGCGTTTTTTCTTGCTGGAGGACCAGGCAGTGGTAAGTCATTTGTTGTTAGACGAGCCACTGGTGGTCTTGGTTTAAAGATTGTGAACTCTGATACTGCATTTGAAAAATTACTTAAAGATGCAGACTTTAACATGGATTTTAGAGATATGAATCCAGAAAAAACTTTAGAAAGAGATGTAATAAGAAAAAAAGCAAAAGAAATTACAGATAGAATGCAAGGTAATTTTATCGCTGGTAGATTAGGTTTAATCATAGATGGAACTGGTGCAGAATATGATAAAATTAAATCACAGCAAGGTAGATTACAACAACTTGGTTACGATACTTACATGATATTTGTGAATACTTCACTAGATACTGCGATAGAAAGAAATAATGCGAGAAGTAGAAAATTACCTTTAGATATAGTCAAAACATATTGGAACAGAGTACAAGCGAATATAGGTAAGTTTCAGAATATGTTTGGTAGTACAAACTTTATTATTGTTGATAATGATAATGCAAAAGAAGATGTATTTAATAAAGTATTCAAAAGAGTTAGAAAACTAACAAAGAAAAAAGTAAATAATTATTTAGCAAAACAATGGATTGAAAATCAATTAAGAATGAAAAAGATGTTATCCCAAAAATAGTCAGCATTGACTTTCAAAAAATACCTGTTATAATATAATAAACAACTAGAGAGGTTATATGGCCAGAAAGAAACTAACTCAAGAACAAAAAGAGGCTAGAGTTAAAATACTTGCGAAGGCGAGAGAAAAGAGATTCAAAGAGAATCCACCACAATATAAGAATATATGTCCAGATGTTTTATCTTTACCTGATGATGCACCAATGTCATTTGCGAAAGTAAAACAGTGGATTAAAACACAAAAAGATATCGCATCTGAATCTGAAAGAGCATCTAGAAGACATGGTGTAGAAACAAAGATAAAATTTAAAGAAAAGTCTAAAGCTCTTAATGCAAGAGGTTATATTAGATGGTTAAAATATTATCTAGAAACTGGTATTTTTCCAGGTGACTTTGTAGGTGAATATGAAGATAAACCTGTACATAGAAGAATCATAGCAGGACCCAGAGAAGGTTGTAGATTAAAGGGTTCGTTATTGGTTGAGTAGCATTGACTTTACTGAAAAGTATGTTATACTCTAAATAATAATAATATTAAACAATGAGGATATATGCAGAGTACAAAACAAGCATGGGATTGGCGTATCCAAGAAACGCTAGTAAAAGAAGTTCTTCGGTTAGACCCAGAGAATTCTTACATCAAGAAATGGTGTGAGATGCAAAATCATCACGGTGCAAATATTAGAAAAGCCCGAGATTATTATTTAAAACATGGTAAGTCTCCTGAAGAGAACGGTGATTACCCACCAGGGAGTTGTATATGATTGGAGTGAAAGCTGGTGTAGGTCATTTGAATCATAAGGGTGTAATGAAGTGGTTAGAGTCCATACACAAAGATACTTTACAGTATGGTACTGAAGACCAACAGTTTGTCCTTGAACAAATGATTGATTATTTTAAACACGATTACAGAGAAGGTAAACCTCTTGTAAACAAAAACATAATAGGATATTAAAATGGAAATTTTATCAATAGTTAGTATACTTTTTTCAATAGTTTCATCATTATTTGTATATGATGAATCAGAGTTTTTTGCACACAAAAAAAAGATGGAACGCATGTATGGTCCATGTGAATGGGAGTATGTAGGTAAACAAGAAGTAGACCCTACTGCAGAATCTATACCATTAGTTCCACCAGTTGGTAAACCTTATATATTATTTAAACAAGTTTGTGAAAATGGACCAAAGAATAGTACATAGACTTTTAGATAATTGCTACAAAGCACACGATGAGTGTAAATCAGAAGATTGGAAACTCTTCTGGTTAAACACTGCAGAAAAAATATCTAAAAAATATAAAAAGTTTATACACTAATGTTTTTAGCTCTAGTAACTTTGTTCATCGCACTGGCAATAAGTGCGGTTGCGGCGTTTTATAGTATCGTAGGATTGATGGCAATCTTTTCTGCATCTGCATTATCAATCGCAATAATGGGTGTCGTTCTTGAGATAGGTAAACTGATAACTGCATCTTGGTTATATCAGAACTGGAAAACAGTACCAAAGGTACTAAAATACTATCTTACAACTGCAGTTGTTGTATTAATGTTTATCACATCTATGGGTATATTTGGATATCTATCTAAATCACATATTGATGCTGGTACAAATACTTCTCAATTAACAGTAAAACTTGATAGAATAAACAGTAGAATTACATCAGAACAAAAAGTAATTGATAGGGCAGAAAGACAATTAGAAAATTTAGATAAGGCACTAGAAAGATATGTAGAATTGGGTGCAGTAAGTAAAGGTTTAGATAGAAGAGAAAAACAAGAAGAAGAGAGAGAAACATTAACCAATATGGTTAATAAATCACAGTTAAAAATAGATGAATATCTTGATGAGAAATCGAAATATGAATTAGAGATAAAGAATTTTGAAGTTGAAGTAGGACCACTAAAATATATTTCTGCGTTAGTATATGGTGATAAGGCACTTGATTATCTTGACAAAGCAGTTAGAGCAGTTATATTAATATTAGTATTTGTTTTTGACCCTTTGGCAGTTCTGTTAGTGGTTGCTGCAAATATAAGTATTAATGACTATAATAATAAGAGAAGATTAGAGAGATTAAGAAAATTTAAAAAAGAAACTAAAGATAAAATTTTTGTAAAGAAAGAACCAGTTGGTGATGGTACTGCACAAAAAGTAACCAAAACTAAAAATGGTGTAACAATGGAATATTACGAATGATTAGTCTAACTCAATCAGCAAAAGAATATTTATATAACATCGCCAAAAAGAATAATAAAGATATTGTATCTTTTGGTGTATCAGGAGGAGGTTGTGCTGGATTTAGTTACAAATGGGATTATCTTGACAGTTACGATAATTCTTTCACTATATTGCCAATTAAAGATAATGTTGTTCTTGCTATAGATAAAGTTGCAGAAATGTATATCATGGGTAGTGAGATAGATTATGTACAAGAACTTATGGGTAGTTTTTTAAAGATTAATAATCCACTCACGAAGTCAAGTTGTGGGTGTGGAGAATCTTTTAGTGTTTAAAACAACTATCTATGTTATATTACATGCAATTGTATGGTTTACTCTTATGGTTGTGTTTCCAGATATAACATTTGGTAAAAGTAAATTAAATGTCTAGATTGAAGAAATATTTATCTGCAATATTGTTTAGAGTCTTTGTGACAACAATATTATTTTTAATTATATGTTTTGCTATTGCGATTTCAGTATCAAAAGGCAATGCAGTA